TCACTTTTATGATGGTAGTGACCAGTAAAAACTGTGTCATAACGGTTGAACAGAGATTTATCCATTCCATGGTCATTTTCGTACCCCTTATACATTGCAAAACCAGACAACTCTAGGTGTCCACATAGAACATCTGCCTTTGCGGTTTCAATGAAGTTTAAACTCTCGCCATAGTTACCACTGCAAATCCATGGAAGCATAGCAATAGGTGTACCATCAAAATCCACTACACGAGGTGCTGGATATGTGATGATGTTATCGTAGTCTGACAACAACAAGTCGGGGGAGTTGATTTCGTTGGTGTTCTTGTAGTAAGTGTCATGGTTACCTACTAGTGTGTGAACGGTAATGTTACGTTCTGCCAACGGATTGAACCACATCTTCTTAGCACGTTCTAGTGTATAGAAGTTCACATACTTACGTCTATCGAAAGTATCACCCAAGTCAATAACTGTGGTTATGTTGTGTTCATCAATGTAAGGAATGACTACTTGTGAGTAAAATAACTCATAGTAATCCAAAAACGCTTGACTGTCATTTCTCGCACCAAAGTGTTGGTCTGTAATCAATAATACTTTCATACTTAATTATCCGAATCCTCATCATCTTCTAAAAGTTTTTCAATACCACGCTTCTTGCGTTTCTCATTCTTCTTGCGCTTTGTCTCTTCGTAGTCTTCAATGAAAGATTCCATATGTCCGTTAGACACATATTGAATGTCTTCGAACCCTTCAGCAGTAGCATCCATACTTGCAAGTTCACCAAAGATGTTTGCTTTTTCGGTTGCTTTGTACTTGATATATGTCTGTCGCTTCTCTTTCTGAATACGTCTAATGTATGCGTAGTAGATAATCTGCGTAAAATATGCAAATGGATTATTGGATTTGTCTGGGTTGAAATTGTCGATATAGGTTAGACAATTTTCAATGCCATCTGAAATCATATCGTCTTTATAGGTATAATTCATAAAATTAGGACGGTATGATAGTCTTTGTGCTATCAGTAGAAAGCATTGCCCAATATACTCTGGAATGCGAGGTTTGGGTTCACCGCTTTCTTCTGCTTCTATCACCATTGCTCGATACTCTCGCAATGCTTCTAGGAATTTTTTATTGTCCACATAGTGGTTTTTCTCTGCCATGTTCACTCCACGTTGTTGAAGGTCAGTGCATCTACAGGTCGTAGATACATTTCCAACTTTTATAATAGATACATTATAGCGTAACTTGAGGCGAATGTCAAGTAATATTTTTTGTTGTTTTTTTGAAGATTGTGCTTGACAACCCTTGACAACTGTGTTATTATACAGGTGTTGGGTGTGATAAGGATTAAATTATTCTTATTAGTGTTTGTGTTGGGGGTCAGTGATATGTACCCTTCTTACCCTCAAACATTGCTTCCATCATCTCTTCACGCTCAATCTCATCCAACTCTTCGTCTGTTGGACTTTTCACCTCATCTAAATTATCCGCATGACTCCGTATCACATCGTATGTGTCGGATTTCGAATTGTTCCATCGTTTTCTTACATTGTCGTAATACTCCACGAATGACGGAGTGGGATTCACGATAGTTACAATACTGTCATAGTATATAGGTACGAATTCATCGTCTGCTGCAAACGGAATCCATGGGGTTACGCTCATCAAAGATGTTTCTCTTGTTTGACCAGGCATGACATTGACTTGCATCACATCCTTGCCTAGCAACAATGCATTCCGATTGTCATCAGTTGCTTCGAACATCTCACCAACAATGTCATCCATGTTAGACATTTTGATGATTTTGATTCCGATTGATTTTTCTACCTTCATAGGTCTATCTTATACATTTTAATTTTAAACTTTTCTTCATTGTAAATTTTCATCCTTTCAAGGAAATGTTCTAAAGTAAAGTTTCGTCTACTCTTCCATTTTAAATCATCGACTATATCGTAGAGCGTAGCGGTACTCTTATTTTCCCCAAGTCTAAGTCCTCTACCGATGGATTGAAGATTTCGTACCTTGGACTTTGAAGGAGAAGCAAATATGATGTTATGAAGATTGCGAATATTGATACCTGTACTGAACGTACCATAAGATGCCACAATGATTGCATCGTTACTCTCTTCCGTAATCCGTCTAATCTCTTCCCTATCTTCTGCATCCACTCCACCATGTACAAAGAAAACCTTCCTTTCGTTTCCTACTCTACTATTTATATCATCATACAACACCCTACCGTGTTTGTCAACATATTGGAAAAGTAGCAAGGTGTTTCCCTTTTGAGAAATAGCAAGGTTTCGAATGAAACGGTTGCGCTTCTCATGTCGAACAAGAAAATCCATCTCTTGTTGGTACTTCATTTTTGTGACTTCTTGACGCTCTGCATCTGTGTACCCAAGTGCAAGTGTCTTGATTTGGAAGTCTGCAATTTGACCTGCATCCATCAAGTCTTTGGTTGTGGTAACCTTTTTCAGTGTACCGAACAGTCCCTCAAGTACAAGTTTGTGCGTCTGTGTACCATCTAGTGTACCAGTTAAACCATAGCGATACTCACATTCTGTCATCTTTTCTAGAATGGTTGTGAGGGATTTTGCTTTGAACAAGTGTGCTTCGTCACCAATGATAACATCGAATTGGTCAAAGTAATCTCTTTTCATCTTGTAGATTGACTGCCAAGTTGACACGATTACTTGCTTGTCTGAAACCTTATCTATACCTGCCATGACTTTGTGGCAGTGATTATCTGCATCCCACCCATAGTCTTTGAAGTCGCCAACAAGTTGGTGTACGAGTGAGGTTGTTGGAACGATAACCAAAGTCTTTGCATGAAACCAACGAATCAACAAGTAGATAATGAGTGACTTACCTGAAGAGGTTGGAGACAATAACAAGCATCGGCGGTTTCGAACCGCATGTACGAATGCCTTGTACTGGTAGTCTCTAGGTTCGAATGGTAGGTTTAGTCCCTTAGTCCATTCCTCTGCTTCAACAAGTGCAAACTCATCTGCCCCTTTGATTGATGCATCATACTCAAGTTCGTATCCACGCTCTTCGCAAAACTTCACAAGGTATGTGAGTAGTCCCAAGTATAGCGTTTTGGTATATACATTGTATAGACGTATCTTACCATCCCACATTCTGTTTTGGAACGCTGGCATGAATTGGTGACCAGGTACCAAGAACGTGAAATAGTCTTGAAGTTCATACGCAAGTCCAGCATCACACTCGACCTGCATATGTACCTCATTTAACTTAGATACGAATAATTTTTCAGACACTTAGAAAGCACCATTGGTAAACTTACGCCACTCAATGGCATTCTTGATTAGGAATCCACGGTCTCGCAATGACTTAATAATGTCAGCGCAAAAGTCTACCTTCTCTTGTTGCTGTGCAATCTTTAGTGTGGTATGGATAATGTCTTTGTCTGCTTCGATGTAGCGAGGTACATCTGCTTTCAGAACACGTTTGGGAAATGGTTCCCACCCTTGTTCATTCAAGTCTTCCTCTGCCAACTCCCCTGCATAATATTCCCACTTCATTGCTTGAAGTGTCTTTAGGTCTGCTTTGAGTTTTGCGAGAAGAAGTTTCTCTGTCGAATATATCTTGTAGTATTTCTGGTGGAGGCGAGGAATTTTCAATGCCTCTTCATCCAACATGTCATCCACAATGTTAACATCTTCACCCCATAGGGTTTGAATATCATCTAATTTCATCAATTCACCTCAATTATATTTCATAACACCTATTATATAGGCATGGTATATTACAGTCTTACGATATCATAACCTCTGAATCGGAATGATGCAGAACCCACCAAGGTATCTGCTGCGCCCGCATTTGAGAACTGTAAATCCCCCAACGAAACGGGGAACATATCAATAAATTTAAACTCTAGGATTGGGTTGCTTGAGTTTGTCAGTACAACCAATGATGCATCTGAGTATTGACCTGCTCTGTCATACTGTGCAGTTGATGATGGTGTACCGATAGACAACAACCAATTATGAATCTCTTCCCAATTGCGTAGTTCTTCGTCCACGATAAATTCCACTGAGAATTCACCGTAGGTAATCTTGTCACCTGGAAGTGGTCTGTCAATCAAGTAACTTGGCGCAAGTGCTTCGCCCAATGTAATGCTTGGGATATTACAGTCAGTGACAAAAAACTCCATCGTAGGAAGTTTTGAAAATATCATGCGAAAATTATTAATAGTCGCATTGTTTAAATTTTTCGGTTGGTTCTGTACGCTCATGTGGTTTTCCTAATATGCTCTTGAATGTCGATAACTTTCTCAGTCTCAATAATGTCGATGATAGTTACTGTCAGTTGGATTTCTTTTTGA